TAATATATTTAAAAACGTATTCATTAATGGGTTTGCTTGTGCAGTATACAGCGAATACGATATTAATAATAATAAATTCTTAGGTGGCAATGTCAATACTTGTGGTTTAGGATTTGTGCTAGGTGCCGATCCTACTTCAGTGCCACCAGTTGGAAAAACAAATGGTGCTCAGTATACTATGATTGAAGATTATGTATTTGACATTGTTGACAAGCAAGGGTTGTATGTACGCACAGGTAACTTCAATATTAGTCAAAACAACACATATCTAAACGTAGGACGTGATGGCGGCAGTAGTGTAGTTGTAGAACCAGTGATTGAATTCTATCGTACTGCTTCTTCAAATGGCATTGGTGATGCTGGACATATTGATATGGATAATAATAAAAGTATCAATGATTACTTCCAGCGTACGGCTGAACTAACAGTTGATCCACTTTATTTTAGTCAAGACTATTTTCCAGAAGTACATGGGTCAAAACGCATTGAACTATCACAGCCAGTAAGAACCAGTGTTGGTGTAAAACTAATAGCAGAAACGGCTATTAGATTACCATCTGATCAGCAAAGAGGTGTTATTGCATTAGAGTACACTTATCGTGCTGAAGAAAATGCTGGACCAATAATGCAAAGCGGAGTGTTAACTGTAACCTATAACAAATCTAATTCACAAGTTACAATGTCAGATGAACATACATTTACCGGTAACCCAAGTAAAGTAGGCTTGTTGACTTTTAGTGTAAAAGGAAATTCGTTTCAAAATGGTGGAACAGAAATACACTTAGATATTGTAAATCAAATGCTAGATAACCTAAGTCCAGAAACAGACGAGTTAGAGTTCACAATTAAATATATAAATTGATGTTTGATAAAACTTATGTAGATCGTTTAAGACTATGGAAAGACCTTCGTTCAACTTTAGAACAAAGCAAAGATCCGTTTGGCGACACTATCGAGTTTTGGAATAATGCACCATTGAGTAGCATAGCAGCAGATCCGTATGATAAAGATACCTGGCCTACTCCTTGGGAAATGATTGAAGAAAATCGTTACTGTGATTTTACAAAAATATTGGCAATATACTACACTTTACAGTTAACTGATCGCTTTTCTAACAGTCGTTTTGAGATACATATTACACTAGACGAAAAAGAAAGTGTATTAAGATACCTTCTTTTCGTTGACAATCTAACGATAGGGTATTACTATAATAAGAGTATTGATGCAGAAGATTTACCAAGTCTGAAATGTCAAATGCAGCATAACACACTACCAACTTATTACTAAATACCAAATAGACAAAAAGGAAAAGATAATGATTCAAGTTACTAAACGTAACGGGCGCAAAGAGACTCTCGATATTGAAAAGCTACACAAGGTTGTGTTTTATGCATGTGAAGATATTACAGGAGTTAGTCCAAGCGAAGTAGAAATAAAGAGTCAGATTCAGTTCTATAATGGTATAACTAGTAAAGAAATCCAAGAAACACTTATCAAAGCAGCAGCTGATCTTATCAGCGAAGAGACTCCTAACTATCAATATGTTGGTGGCAGACTTGTTAACTATGCGCTACGCAAAGAAGTGTACAATGGATTTGAACCATGTCATGTCAAAGAGTTAGTTGAGCGTAATACAGTAAATGGATTTTATGATAGTGAACTAGGTACAAAATACAGCGACGAAGAGTGGGATAAGATCAATACGTTTATCAAGCACGATAGAGATGAGAACTTAACTTATGTTGCTATGGAACAGTTGCGTGGCAAGTATCTATGTCAGAACAGAGTAAGCGGCGAAATATTTGAAACACCGCAGATGTGCTACATTCTTATCGCAGCAAGTCTTTTTCAAGACTATCCAGTTGATTCCCGCTTGCAATGGGTAAAAGAATATTACGATGCTATTAGTTTACACGACATTAGCTTACCTACTCCTGTGATGGCTGGTGTACGTACACCTCAACGTCAGTTCAGTAGTTGCGTTCTTATTGAAACTGATGATAGTCTTGACAGTATCAATGCTACTGCTGCCTCTGTTGTTAAGTACGTTTCACAAAAAGCAGGCATTGGTATTGGTGGAGGAAGTATCCGTGCTATTGGGTCTCCTATACGTAAAGGCGATGCTTATCACACAGGAATCATTCCATTCTACAAGCACTTCCAAAGTGCAGTAAAGTCATGTAGCCAAGGTGGTGTACGTGGTGGCGCAGCAACTATTTACTATCCGGTATGGCACTTGGAAGTAGAAGACATGCTGGTGCTAAAGAACAACAAAGGCACTGAAGAAAACCGTGTACGACACATGGACTATGGTGTACAGTTCAACAAGTTGATGTATGAAAGACTTATTACAGGCGGCGACATTACACTATTCTCGCCTGCTGATGTACCAGGATTATACGAAGCGTTCTTTGCAGACCAAGACAAGTTCCGTGAGCTATATGAAACAGCAGAGCGCAACACACGACTACGTAAGAAAACAGTTAAAGCCAGTGATTTATTCAGTAGCTTCATGGAAGAGCGTAAGAACACAGGTCGTATTTATTTACAGAATGTAGACAATGCTAACGACCACGGTAGCTTCCTACCAGAGGTTGCGCCTATTAGACAATCAAACTTGTGTGCAGAGATTGACTTACCTACAAAGCCGCTTAAAGATCTAAACGATCCAGAAGGCGAGATTAGCCTGTGTACTCTTAGTGCAATCAACTGGGGTAACATTAAAACACCAACAGACTTTGAACGTGTGTGTCGTTTGGCAGTGCGTGGACTTGATGCACTACTAAGCTATCAGAACTATCCAATCCTAGCAGCACAGTTGAGCACAGAGAAGCGCCGTCCTTTAGGTGTTGGCATTATTAACTTTGCATATTGGTTAGCCAAGCATGACTTAACTTACCAGCACATTGATACAGCAGGACTAGAACTAGTCGACGAGTATGCCGAAGCATGGAGTTACTATCTAATCAAAGCAAGTGCAGACCTAGCAGCAGAGCAAGGTGCACCAAGCGGCAACATGGAAACAAAATACGGACACGGCATCACTCCTAATCAAACATACAAAGCAGACGTAGACGAACTAATCAAGCATAGAGAACGTCAAGACTGGAAAGGCTTGCGTAAACAACTGAAACAAACAGGCATCCGTAACTCAACACTAATGGCACTTATGCCAAGTGAAACAAGTGCGCAGATTGCAAATGCAACCAACGGCATTGAGCCTCCACGTAGTTTGATTAGTGTGAAGCAATCAAAGCATGGCGTACTAAAGCAAGTTGTTCCTGAGTTCAAGCGTTTAAAAAACAAGTATGACCTACTGTGGGATCAACAGTCTCCAGAAGGTTACTTGAAGATTATGGCAGTATTACAGAAGTATATCGATCAAGGCATTAGTATTAACACAAGTTACAATCCAATCTTCTTTGATGACGAAAAGATTCCAATGAGTACAATGCTACAACACATGTTGATGTTTTACAAGTATGGAGGCAAACAGTTGTATTACTTTAACACTAATGATGGGCAAGGCGAACTTGATATTAGTAAGCTAATGGGAGACCATGCTTTACCAGAACTAGAGCAAGCAGTAGTTGATGATGAAGATTGCGAAAGTTGCACAATATAAAACTTGACATGCTATTCGTAGCATGTTATAAACACATGAAGATAACATATTAAGGGAAACACACAGATGAGCGTCTTTGACACAGCAAACAAAGCAGACCATACCAAGGTTACTGCATTTTTAGACCCAACCGGCGGTCCTACAATTCAGCGTTACGATACGCTAAAGTATAAAAGTTTTGACAGCCTAACTGACAAACAGCTAGGATTCTTTTGGCGACCTGAAGAAGTAGACATCTATCAAGATGCAAAGGACTTTAAGGGTCTTAGTGAGCACGAGCGTCACATCTTTACAAGTAACTTAAAACGTCAAATCCTACTAGACAGTGTGCAAGGTCGTGCGCCAGTAGAAGCGTTTGCTCCTATTGTAAGTTTACCCGAGATTGAGAACTGGATCCAAACATGGACGTTCAGTGAAACAATCCATTCACGTTCTTATACACATATTATCCGTAATGTGTACAGCAACCCTAGTAAAATCTTTGACGAGATGATGAACATTGAAGAGATTGTAGATTGTGCTGGTGACATTTCAAAGTACTACGATGACTTGATCGAACAGAGCAGTTGGTATAATCTATTAGGTGAAGGCACACATACAGTTAATGGTAAAAAGATTAAAGTTGATCTTTATGAGCTAAAGAAACTTTTGTGGCTTACACTAATGAGTGTTAATATCCTTGAAGGTGTGCGTTTTTATGTGAGCTTTGCATGTAGCTGGGCGTTTGCAGAGATGAAGCAAATGGAAGGCAATGCTAAGATTATTAAACTTATTGCCCGTGACGAGAACTTGCACCTAGCAAGTACACAGATGCTGTTGAAGATTCTCAAAACAGATGATCCTGTGTTCGAACAGATTGCAAAAGAAACAGAACAAGAATGTATTGATATGTTTGTTGATGCAGTTGATCAAGAGAAAGCATGGGCAGACTATTTGTTCAAAGACGGATCAATGATTGGGTTGAATACACAGTTGTTGAGCGATTATATTGAATGGATTTGCACACGCAGAATGACTAACGTAAATCTTAAAAGCCCATACAGTGTAAAGTCAAATCCTTTGCCGTGGACACAGAAATGGATCTCAGGTGCAGATGTACAAGTTGCTCCGCAAGAAACAGAGATTACAAGTTATGTTTCAGGTGGCACAAAGCAAGATGTTGCAGCAGATACATTCAAAGGCTTTTCATTATGATAGAGATATATGGTAAAACACAATGCCCGTTCTGTGATAGAGCAAAGGCATTGTGTGAACAAAGACAGTACAACTTTAAATACTATCAACTTGGTGTAGACTTTACACGTGAAGAAGTATTAGAAATGTTTCCAGGCGCTCGTACCTTTCCGCAAATCAAAGTAGGCGGTAAGAGTATCGGCGGTTGGGACAAGTTTCCACAGTATTTAGAAGACACGGGTTATAACGGCACAGGACACTCATTATGATTATTGAAGCACCGTACAAAGCAACAGACACCATTACTATTAGAACTACAGCAGGCGAAGAGATTGTAGGCAGATTTGTAGAAGAAGATGCTACCACTATAAAAATCACCAAGCCACTAGCACTACAAGCAAGTCAGCAAGGCATTGGACTAGGTCCTTGGGTGTTTACTGTGGATCCTGCTAGTACTATCAAACTAAATAAAAGTGCAGTAGTTTTTGTACACAAGACCGAAAAAGATATGGCCAGTCAATATGTGCAAGCAACTACAGGATTATCAATATCGGGATAAGTTTATGGGCGGTTTAGTTGCTAGAAAAACAGATACTTGTACAACAGGACATGGTTGTGATAGTACAACTACTCTTAGCAACGGCCAAGGCACAGTTTTTGCCGAAAATAAACTTGTTGCACGGATAACAGATCCAACTGTATCACATAATGTTCCAACTCCGGTACCAGATGGCGATGGTGGAACAAAAATTGTGTGTTTACCTCACACAGGATCAGTAAGATCAGGAAACAGTTCAGTTTATGCAGTAAATAAACTCGTGACGTTTCTAGGCGAAACTGTTTCGTGTAGCAACGGAAAAATCACAAGTTCAGCATCTACAGTTTATGTAGAAAATTAATCACTTGACAATCTGTCTGCTTTATGTTAGTATGACACATAACAAAGGCAAACAGAAAGAGGCTTATATGGAAAAGATTATTGTGACAGATTGTGATGGCGTACTACTCAACTGGGAGTACGCATTTGTATGTTGGATGACACAACACGGGTATACTGAAATTGAAAATGGTAATAAAGAATACAACATTGGTAAACGATTTGGTATTACTCTAGAAGAAGCTATCAAAAAAGTTGTAATATTTAATGAGAGTGCTGCAATGGCATTCCTTCCAGCACTACGTGATGCACGTTATTATGTGAAACGACTACACGAAGAACACGGCTATG